TCAAAGACCGGAGGAACTGACTTCCGTGATCGTTGCGGGAATTGGCGTCGCTGACGGGATACCAGCGAGCGCGGCGCGTGCGGCGGCATAGCCGTCATTGAACAGCCGCTGCCGAATCTCGCTCGGCATGTTGCGGTCGAGCGTCGACGCGTATCCGGTCTCGACGAACGCCATGTGCGCGCCGGCCGCCTGTGCCGCTGACACGTGCGTCGACTCACAGGCCGACAGCATGAGATCGATCAGGCGCGCCGAGTATTCGACGACGGACAGGCTCTGGTTCGGCTGCAGCGGCAGATCCTGACTCACCAACTGCACGCCGAGCCGCGGCACGGCGTCGACCGTGAGCCGGTCAACCGGGATGTTGTTCACCATCCCGCCGTCAGCGAGCAGTGCCGCGCCGAACTGCACTGGCTCGAACGCGAACGGAATGGACGTCGATGCGCGCACCGCGAGCGCGACCGGTGCATCGGGCGTCTGAGCGCGCGAGAAGACGAACGGCGTTTCCGCAGCAACGTTCGAAGCGATGGCCGACATCTGCATGCCGAGCTGCTCGAACGTGCGGCCGCCGGTGTGCTCCATGAGCCACGCCAGCAGCCGCTTTCCGTCGCAGAAGCCGCGCAGCCGCAGCGCCGCCAGCGGACTGAAGCCGAGCATTCCGGACCAGTCGAACGTCAGCGCGAGCGTCTTCATGTCCGGCAGCGACATGCCGCACGCGGCGAGTGCCGCGACGATGCTGCCGCCGGATGTGCCCGCGACTTCAAGCAGCGTGTAGCCCGCATCCGCGATCGCGTGCAGCGCGCCGACGTGCGCAGGCACCTTGAAGCCCGAGCCGCTCAGCGCGAGGCGCAGCGGCTTCACGCGTCGCTCGCTGCGGTCGGAGCCGATGCAGCGCCCGGAGCGCTCGCCGGAGACGGCGGCGCGACCGTGCTAATGATCTGATCGATCATTTGCTGAACGAGAGGCCCGAACGTATTCAGCACGAGCAGGATTGCCGTCTGATTCGGGATGAGCGGATTACCATTCACAATCGCAACGGCGGCCGGCAGGAGGCTGTCGTGGAACGCCTTCAAGGTCGTCGTGTTCAGTTGGCCACCAGCCGCACAGATCGCCTTGTTGGCATCCGCCGCCTTTGCGAGCGCAGCCTGGTCCGTCGAACCGATGAGCGGCGACGTGGAAAGCGTCGTCAGATCAGCTGTGACGATCGGACATGCCGTGTTGAATTGCTCCTGCAACGTCGGTAAAGCTTTGCAGGCGATGAAAGCGATGGATACGGCAATGCCTGCCGCGAACAGCATGAGTTTCTTCATGACGAGTACCTTCAGGTGAAATGCCGCAATCGCGGCGGGGGAAAATCAGAAGCGCCAGCGCGCACCGGCCTTGACCTTCGTGCCGGCGGCGTCGGAGTGCGTGATTGAGAGGCTGAGCTGCGTTTTCGGCGGAATCTCCGCATAGGCGACGCAGCAGGAAAGGTCGTACGTATTCGGGTTGACGATCGGCAGCAGCTGCACGTGCGTGCATCCTGTGAGCGTCAGCACGCCGAGCACCGCGCGGATCATTGCAGCGTCGGCGCCGCGTCCAGCGATGCCTCGGTCGCGGCGGCGGCCGCAGGCGGCGGTGGCATCACCGCTGGATCCGGCTGATAGCCGCCGGTGATGCCGGCGCGGGAGACGTTCGCATCAGGCTCGCCAGGCTCCTGCCGAGCCGTCGAAGCGTGCTTGCCGAGAAACGTCAGGCCGGCAACGATCGTCGCGACATAGCCATCGGGCGCCGTCTTGCCGAGCAGCACCAGCGCACCATACACGCCGTACAGCAGCACCGCGCCAAGGAAATACAGGATGTTCATCTCTACCTCGCAGGAATAAAAAAAGCCGCTCGCGGCGGCCGGTGGTTATGAAATCAGGAATGACTCAGGCGGTCTGGATTAGCGTTCCGCCCGCGCCGGTGTATGCAGCCTCGAGCTGAGAAATCGTGTTGGTGTGCTGGCCGTATCCGTTGCCGGGCAGACTGGCCCAGATGTTCGAGCACAGGCGCACCGCCTTTTCGAAGTTGCCGATATCGATGAGTGGCAACGCGCCGCGCTCGCGGATCTGCTGGAGCGCCATCCGGTCCTGCGACAGCGGACCGAAATCTGGCAGGCCCAGCGACTTGCTGTAACTGACCCAGTTCGCCCACTTTTCCTGATAGCGCCCCGACGCCGTCGAGTTGAGCGCCTTGTTCAGCACGTTCGGATGTGCCGCATACGATTCGAACAGCAGCGGATGGCCGGGCGTTGCACCGACGAGCACGCGATAACCGTCGTCGGACCCGGGAATGCGTGAAGTGCCCTCACTCCACGCGATCATGTCGAGGAAGGCGACGCGGTTAGTGCCGCCGGCCTGCTGCGCAGTAATCACCGTCATTCCTGCTTCTCCCCGCGTCGGCCAAACAACCGGTCATAGATCTGCAGCACAAGCAGCACGATGGTTAGCATCCCAACCCACCAGGAGACGCCGTGCCCATCGATCCATGTCCAGACGCTGACGGCGAAGCCACCTGGAAGTGCGAAGGGCGCCGTAGCATTCGACACCGCGGCCGCCGCGCTGGCGATCAGATCCTTGTTCATGCGGTAGCCCCCGTTGAGCCGCCATTGATCTGGTTTTTGAGTGCCGTGACCTGCGCGGAAAGCTGCTGGATCGCGAGCGCGAGGCACGGCAGCAGCTCGTCCGGGCGCAGACCTTGCTCACTGTTCGGGTCGTTCGGATCCTCCAGGCACCAGAGCCCCCAATCGACTCCCGCCGCCTGCATCGCCGCTCGCACGTCAGGCGCGAGGAATCCCGCATGCTGCCGAACGCCGGCCCGCGGCGTTACTACGTCCGGGCCCGGAATAGCATCCTGCGGGATCTCGGTTCCGGCCTCGATGGCAGAACCGTCGGCGTTCAGCCACGTCCGCGTCACGGTATTGCCGCCGACCGTAAATTTGTAAATGGAGGGCTTGAGCTCGTTGACGAACGCCAGCCCCATCGCTGCAGGCGCAGCGACGATGTCGGTTTTCTGGGTGGCGCCCGAGGTCTGGATCGTGCCGGTGGCCGCCCAGATCGACGCCCATCGGTTGCTCGCGTTACCCAGCGTGTAGGCGTTGTCCGTCGAGGGGATGACGCTGGCCGTCGGCACGATGTAGCCAGTGCCCTGACCGGAGAGCTTGAGGTTGACGTTCGTGTCGGAGCCCACTGCCTGAATGGTCGGCGCGGCCGTCGTCGCAGCGCCGAACGACTTGGCGTAGTTGACTGTGCCCGGCAAACCCTGCGCCGCGAAGCCCATGCCGTTCGTGACGTTGCCGAGGCGCACGGAACTCGTGCCGGCCGCATTGAACTGCAGATCTCCCGAAAGGGACTGGATCGGCACCGGCGTCCGCCACGGTGTCGTGGTGATGCCGCTATTTCCCCATACGACGCCCTTGGTATCGTTCGCGTTATCGAGCACGTCACCGGTTACATTGCCTTGCAGGTTGTTCCCCGTCACCACGTAGTTCTGTGCGCCAGCATCGATCTGCACACCGTAGCTCTGGCTAGCAGCCGACACGCCGGTCCACGAACCCGCATGCGCATCGGCAACGATCGCCGCAATCGAATTCGCCCCGATCCGCACCCCGGACAGCGTGCCGCTTGCCTGCTGCCCGTTGCCCGAGACCATGAAGCCGGCGCCGAGGTAGCAGTACGTTCCGTTCAGGTACGCGCCCTCGAGATAGGCGCCGGTGGACTTCCCGCCCTTGAAGGTGATGAGCGACGCCGACGAATCCACATACAGGTTCTGCGCCGCGCGGGACCCGTTCAGATAGGTGTCAGTGAAGTGACACTGCCGCACGCCGCCTTCGAGCCGGATCGCTTCCTGATTCGGGAAATCGCACTGGAAGTCGTAGGCGTTGATTAGCGCCGGATAATTACTGGTGCTGCCCGAGTTGTTGACGGTCCACAGGCCGCGGTTAAAATTCGTGGCCGCAACGTGTCGCATGTCGAGCGTATTGACCCAACCGTCGAGCAAAATGCCTGTCGCGGTGCTCGTTGCGCCGGTGCCGCTCAGCACGACATTGTCGAGGTCCAGCACGTCGGATTTGACTGTCGTGCCCCACCACTTGATGGCCGAGTCGCCGCGCACGCCATCGATCCATACGTTCGACAGGTTGCAGACGTTCAGACCCGTGAGGTCAAAGCCGTTATACGGGCTATCGATCTCGATGTCGTGAAACGTGGTGCGATGGCTACCGTTCACCGCAACGAACCGGCCGCCAGTCATACCGGCCGCATTCACCGTCATACTCGACAACCCGGCGCCACTCGGCGTATTGGGGCTGCTCCCGAACGTGAAAACGTCGAAGTTCCCGCTCAGAATGAGTAGCGTCGAGCCGCGCCCGCTACCGCGGATGTTCGTGTTATTGACCGTCGATAGGCCGGCCGTCAGCATGTACGCGCCCTGCGGCACTTCCACATCGCCATTGCCAACCGCCGTGATCGCGTCCTGCCATGCCGTACTCACATCGAGCGTGCCGAGTCGCAGATAGACGTTCATCCGCTGCTCGTCGGACATATAGTCCTGTGGCGTGACGCGCTCTCGCATTTTGTCTTGCGGCGTGCGCAGCGCAGCGCCGGCGCCATCCTGCATAAACGCGCCGTCCTGATAGATTGCCACTTTCCCCGCCGCCAGATCGTCCGTGATCGTGGTGGCTGTATGCGCCACTACGACCATATATACGATATTCGTTGCCTGATCGACGTATAGGTCCTTGAAATCGTATTGCGTCCCTGCAGCCCATGCGCCGCGCATCGTGAATGTTTTGATGCTCTTGATCGCGGCTGCTACCGTCATGACGGGGCCGCCATCAGTCTGCACCGAACTGCTTTCTGAGCCCTGTACGATGTTATGCATTACCCCTGAATCAGTATGCAATTGCGCGACATCGGCCAACAGTTGACTGCTGGAAGTACTCATTCGGACCTCTGGAAAAAAGAAAAGCCACCCGAAGGCGGCTCGTCGTCGATGCGAAATAGCGCTTTAGCGCAAGTTACGTCGCAGTCACCGTTGTGACGGGCGACGTGTTGCTCCATTTGTCTGTTACATAGAGCGACCATGGGCCACCGTCTGTGACCGCGACCGCTCCGGGCTGCGCGTTTTGATACAGCACCGTACCGCTAGCGGCTTCCGCGATGAAGTACTCGTCAATGTCGAGCGCCGAGACCGCGCTGATCGATACGGAGCCATTCCCCGAGAGATCCGACGAGTACGCTCCGGCTGGTGCCGGAGGTGCGGGCTTCGTGACCGTAAGTTCCGCCGGCGCTGGCGACGCACCAACCTCGTTGTTCTCCGATACGCTGAACGTCACTGACGGCGCGATCGCGTTGTACTGCGCAGCCTGATTCAGGTCCCACCCGATTACGTAGTTCGTCGTGTCATACTCGACGCGCACGACGCCGCCCGTGATGATCTGTACGTGCCGGAAATCGCCGCGAGCGTTCGACACGTTCACGTTTATCGCCCCACCTTCGAACGGCGCATTCTGCAGCGTCAGCGTCGGCGCACCGGGCGGATACACTGCGACTGCCAGCGTGCCGGTCCAAACGGCCCATGCACCCGCCAGCGTGCCGATCGCGCGCGCACGCACCTGCCACGATCCTGCAGCAAGACTGACTATGAGCTGCGGCGTCGAACTGATGCCGAGCGCGAACCAGCTCGCGCCGCTATCGCCAGACGCCTGAAACTCATAGGACTGTGCGCCCCGTGCCGGCGTGCACGACACAACCTGCTGGCCGCTCTGCGGCGTGCCGATGACGGCGACGGACGCCACGACCGGAGCATCGGTAACTCCGGGCAGCAGCGACGCCGGCGGCGGCGCAGGAACGCTGCCGCTCGACTCGGCTGCGTAGACCGAATCCGCGTAGTTCACGAGCGTAAGCTGAATGGTGGTGTCGTCCTGCGGCTCGACGGCGAGCACCATGCAGTCCAGGCCATGCCGCACGCCGGGCCCGAACATGTACAACGTCGGCTCTTCGCTCGCGCCATCTGAGATGTACAGGTCCGGCGCGCCGGCGACCACGGCCGAGAATTCGTCAACGCCCTGCGTCACAGCATACGGACCATCAGCGGACCCGTCGCGCCGGCGGAACGCCATGTAATAGGTCTGCCCGCTCGTCGACCAGTCGAGCGGCTCGGACGTCGTCACAACGCCGCCGACATAGCTCAGCACGCTGCCGGACAGTCCCCATTCGGGCACGTCGTGCGACACCGCGACCAGATCACCGTACCGCGGGATATAGCCCTCCAGTTCGGTCGTGATCGTGATGTTGCGCCGGCGGTCGCGATTCGCCGCCGCCTGCCTCATACCCCACCGCCACGCTTGCGCGCGGCTCGTGCAGCCGAAGAGCTGCATCGTCGCGGCCTTGCTCTGTGTTCCGCCCGCCAGCACGCAATCAACCTCCTGCGGCTGGAACGCAACGTCGTCGTTGTACTGCACCGTCACGTAGTCCGGCGTGTCGTAACTCGCGAACAGATATTCGATCTGGAGCGAGTTGGCTGTGATGTTGGCCGGCGTGAACATCGCGGTGCGGATCGTCTGCGGCTGATCGCGCACAAGGTCGATCACGCCGGCGTAATAGACCGGCATCGCATTGCCGACGTTCGCGATCTGCGTGGCCGCATCCCAGATCGCGGCCGCGGTATCGAACATGCCATCGAAGGTGTCGCCGCGTGAATCCCACGTCTGCGCGAGCGTGAGCAGCGATGCCAGATTGAGCCGGCTGTCGGGAAGCCCGCGCCCGTAATCGGTGTTGCGGAACACGTCGGCGAAGGCCCAGGCCGGATTGCGCGTAGCGACCGGCGCCGACCAGTTCGATCCGTTCCAGACCGGCAACATGCGCGTCGCGATCAGGTTGATCTGCTTCGCCGTCTGGCTGTTCACGTTGTTCGTGGCGCGGATGATCATCGCCATCAGCGTGACATTGCCGAAATAGTGCGTGCTCGGCATGTAGGCACGCATGCCCGACCACTGCAGCGTGTTCGCCGTGCGCGAGTCAGTGTCCTTGTCGCCGACGCGCTGCACGCGAACCTGATAGCGGCCGGCCGGCACCGCGTAGCGGTACGTCAGCATCTGAGGCTGGATCGTGCCGAGCGTGATCACCGGCGCGCCGAGGTCGAACCAGTCACCCGTCACGGTGCCGTTGTCGTCGATCGTCTGCGCCTGCGCCTCGAATTGGACGCTGTACGGCTGCGGATTGCCGTTGTCGTCAGCATGGAACAGACCGCTCGGCAGCGTGATGTCGATGCCGATATAGTTCGCTTCGGTCGCCGCCGGATTCGCGACGAACGGGCCGACCCATGGCGTCCAGTCATCCGGCGCGTCGTCCGGCTTTTCGTTCGCACCGAGTAGCTCGAGGCCGGTCACGTCCGCGCTGGTCACGACGTTGTCGGGGAACAGCGTCACTGCGCCCCCCGGAGGCACGATCTCGTACTGCACTTCCTGATACGAGCTGATGTCGGTGTCGCCGATCATCACCTTCTCGATGCTGATTTGCCCCTGCGAGATGCAGAACAGCTGATACAGATACTGCTCGTTGCCGAGGTTCTCGACGTACGGCTGGGTCGCGAAATCCGGATAGACGCGGTATCGCCCGTAGAGCACCGGGATCGGGTTCTGCAGCCGCGCGCTGTTACCCTGCGCGCCGACCGTATAGGTCGGGCTCGGCGTCTGGCTGCTGACGCTCGACGGCGCGGCCGCCGGCGGCACGAGTGCGTTCACAAGGAACGTGCCGGCGAGCATGACGCCCGCCGAAAGCATTGAACCGACGCCAGAAACCGTGCCCGCGGCGGACAACGCTCCCCACGATGCTGGAGCGAGATACGGCGCAGCAATAGAAATTGCGATCACCGCGACCATCAGGATGAAGTTAAGCGGATTCGAGTTACCGCCCCCCTTGGGCAGCGCGGCGATGATCACGACGTCGCCGTCGCGCACCGGCCGCCCCCAGTCGCGCTCGAGCACCGGCTTTCCGTTCACCAGCGGCATGAACGTATGCAGCCGCTTCACTGCGCGGCCGCGGCCAGAGATCACCCCCTCGCGCCGCAGCACCGTGTCGAGCCGCACGCGGCGATTGATCAGCTTGATCTCGCGACGGACGTGCGGCCGGAACGGATCTCGGCAATGAATCAGCGTGGCGTTAAACATTGAACCGGTAGAAGGTAAGACGCGAAAATCCCTGCAGGCGCAGCGCCGAGCGCGGCGTCCAGATCACGCCGGCGCGCTCGAGCGCGTGCAATACTCCGCCGCCCTGCAGGTCGAGCCAGACGCCGACGTGCGGCTCGTCGCCGCCGCGCATCAGCACGCCGGCGCCGTGGGAAGGCTGCTCGACAATCTCCCACGCGCCGGAGCGCACGCGCGCGTCATGCGCCGCGCGTGCCGCATCGCCCAGCTCGGTCAGCTCGGGCATCGCGCGGCCGAAATGAACTGTCTGGACGTGCGCCAGCAGACCCCAGCAATCGTATTCCGCCGGCCCGCGCGCGCCGGCGACCCACGGCAAGCCGATATACCGGTTCACGTCGTCCGGCGTCATCGCAGCAGCCCCGGAAATGACGTGGTGTCGTAGATGCGGTTCGGGAACGGCCAGTTGTGCACGTCGTTGAGCGTGGCCGTGCCCGTCACCTGGAACACGTCGACCGTGACGTCGGACAGAATCATCGTGATCGGCGGATCCATCTGCGGCACAGACAGGTCGCTATAGAGATACGGCCGGTAGGTGATTTCGATCGGCGTTATCTCCGAGATTGCCTGCTCGAGATGTGCCGTGATCTGACGACTCACGTTGTCGAGCGTGATCTGTAGCTGCGGCACGTCGCCGGATTTGAAGCCGGGCAGCACGAAATTGAACGCGCAAGCGATGAACTGCACGGCCTGCCCCGGATTCAGTGGCGCGTCAGCCTCGAGCGTGGCCGTGATGTCGTCATACCCGCGTACGATGCGCACCGCGGTCGGATTGCCGTTGTCATCGACGAAGGCGGGATGCCGGATTTCCAGCGTATCGAGCACGACATCGTCGACCGGGTTAGCGGCATACGCCTCTTTCAGCGCCTCCGAATAAAGCGTCACCATTGCAGCGGTCCCGGCAGCTCGACATGGATGAGACGATGCAGGCCGCTCGATGCCGTGTGGATCGCATCCTCACCGAAATCACGCAGCGCGATGTATTCCTCCGGCGTGGCGACCGGCAGATTGATCGATTCGAGAGTGCCAGAAACCTGCCAGATACCGGCATCGAGCAGGTCGACCTTCCACGCGCCGATCCAGCGCGCTTTGACGCCCTGCCGCTCCATGCCGTTCGCAATCTGCGCGGTGAACCAGCACACTCCGTCGAGCAAGTCGTAATGGCAGAAGGCCTCGAATAACGCGAGCTGCTCCTGGTTAAGCGTGAACTGGACCGTGATCTGCGCCGGGATCGAGATGAACCGGCGCCGCTGCCGCGCGAGGCCGGTGTCCATGTTCGTGCGCACGAACGGCGTCTGCGCCTGATACGAATAATTCGCGAGCGCCGGCGGCGGCAAGCGATCGGGCCATGCGGGAATCGTCATTTACCGGAACCTCGGGGTCAAACCGTAGCGCTGCTTGAGCGCGTTGCTCGTGTCACCCTGCCCGCTTGCCATGTCACCGGCGATTTCGCTTTTGGCCTGATCGATGATCATGCGGATGAATTTCTTCCCGCTCTGGTCGGTCGTCACCTTCGGCTGCCCAACCTGTGCGCTACTGTTGTTCACGACCTGAACCTGCACGTCGCCACCGCCAGCGCCCCCGATCGCGGCAGCATGGTTCGGCACGATCTTGCCGTTGGTGCCCGGCACGAACAGCTCGGGGCCCTGCTCGCCGACGTAGTACGCCTGACCGCCAGACACGTTACCGCCGCCAGCGCGCGCGCCGACCGTTCCAAAGCCGTTTGTCAGGCTCATCAGGTTGTCGAGCGAATTGCCGGGCAGCGCGCTCGCCGCCGATGCTGCGGCGCCCGTGTTCGCGCCGAAGAAGCTGCCGAGCAGTGAGCCGCCGAGATTCGCGAGATTGCTGAAGAGGCCGGATTCAGCCGCGCGCAGCTGCATGCGGACGATATCCGAGATGATGCTGTTCGCGAGATTCGTAAAGCTGAGCTTGCCGGTCGTCGCAAAGCTGGCGATCGCATCCTCCATGCCCTTCATGCTGTCGGTGAACAGCTTTTGCGACTCCGCGGACGTGTTGGCGGCCTGGTCAATATAGTCCTGCATCGCTGTCGCGACGCCGTTTTTCCAGTCCGCCTGCTTCGCCTTCAGCTCGTTGTAATAGTCGGTGTAAAGCTGCAGCGACTGTTGCAACGCTGCCTGATTGTCAGCGAGATCTTGCTTGTACTGGTCACTGCCGAGCATGCCGCCTTTCGAGGCCACCTTCGTGATGCTGTCGGCCAGCCGGTTGTATTCTGCATAGATCGACGACACTGCGGAAGCCTGCTTCTGTGCATCGGTGCCCATGCCGACCGCGTCGAGCTGCTGCCCATATCGCTGCTGCTGGTTGGACTGGTAATTGACGGCGCTCTGCGCTGCCCGGTCTGCGGCATTCTGCAGATCCTGCTTGTCCTTGTTGGCCTGCAGTCGCTTCTGATCGATATCGAGCAGTTGAAGCGCATTGCGAATTTCGTCCTGGTGATCGACGAGACTTTGCTGCGTCGACGTCAATTGCTTGCCTTGCCAGTCCGAGATCTGCTGGTTGAACTTCGCCAGTTGCTGCTGGGCATCGGTGAGCTGATTCGTCGAATCAAGCTGCGATTTGACGGAGGCATCCTGATCGCGCAATTGCTGCAGCATCGTCGTCGCTGCATCGTCGTGATACTGCTTCGGCTTCGCCGCGCGCGGATCCTTGTACTGGTTGTCTGCATCGGCTATCAGCTTGTCACGCTGCGCCGCATACTGCGAATCGATCTGGGGCGTGTACTGGCCTGCCTGTTTCGCAAGTGCGATGCGTGCCGCGTACTGATCGTTCGCGTCTTTCTCGGCTTTGGCGCGCTTCTCCGCGTTGGTCGCGCCCTTCTCCAACTCATCGTTCACCTTCTGCTGGATCTGAGCGAGCGATGCCTGCGCCGAGCTCACGGCGTCAGCCTGCACCTTCGCATCGGCGGCCGCTTTCGCCTGCTGCTCGAGCGCAGCGATCTGGCTCTGGATCGCCGCAGTATTCACGCCAAACGCGTTCGCACCATCCGGACCAGTATCGTTGAGATTGGCCTTGAGCTGTGCCAGCTGATCGGTGTTGGTCGCATTGCCGGTCATGAATCGGCCCATGCGGCTGATGCCGTCGAGGAAGCTATTCCACGCCGCGCTCATCGCGCTCACGTGCGTCGTCGTCCCCGACTGCATCGTCTGCAGTTCCTGTTCGTACAGGATGCGCAGCGCGGTGACGTGGTCGCCGGCCTCGTCAACCGTCTTGATATGGTCGAGCGTGGCCTGCGACATGTCGTGGTGCGACTGTTCCCATTTCTGGGCGGCTTGCTGCACGTTGTCGGATTGCGCGGTGACCTTTTCCAGTGCCTGATCGAAGCTCTCACCGGTTTGCTTCGCCATGTCCATCGCGATCTCGGTGACCGTCTGCAGATCCTGACCGAGCACGCGGCCGGACGCGACTGTCGCGTCGATATTGGCCTGCGCCGTGCCAAACGATGTGCCCATCTGCGTCGCAACCGTCTGCGCGAGCTGCGCGGCGGTATCGCGCGTCACGCCCGCCCAGTCGTTCGTGAGCTTGAGCGAGTCGTTGAATTGATCGACCTGCTTCTGGATCGAGTTCAGCGCTGTCACGACGCCGACGACACCAGCGGCCAGCGCCGCGAGCCCGATCGTGGTCGGCGTCAAGTATTTCGTGAGGTCGAGCCGCTCGGCCAGGACCATCAGCGAACCGCCAAATCGGCTGTAATTTCCCTGCGAAAGTTCGTGCGCCAGCACAACCAGTTCGCGTTGCGCGCCGGCTGCACTATGGCCCACGCCATCCATCGCATCCTCAGCCGCTTTGATTTGCGCAATAAAAGGGGCGGCAGAATCCGCCACGCCGAGTTGAGCAGCCTGCATCTGCAGAATGGCGGATCGCGTTTGCCCCGCCTGATCAGCCTGCTTTGCGAGCGACTGGATGAACGAATTGATCGCGCGCGACGACGCATTGCTGCTGTTCGCCGTCGCCTCCGTGATCGCCGCCTGCGCTGCCTCGACGCGGGCCGCCATCTGATCCTGCGATACCTGAAAGGCCTGCGCCGACGTCTTCGCCTTTGCCAGCTCGGCCATATAGCCGCTGGCATCGGCTCCGACTCGAACTACGGTGTCATTGGCCACGCGTCATTTCCTCGATCTGGGTGGTGATGGATTCGATCACGGCCTGACGCGCCGCGTCCTGCTTCGCGAGAAAGCCTGGCCGAAGGAATGGCTGGGCTGCCATCTTCGACGTGCCATATTCGAGGAACCGTCCGTAATAGGCTTCCTTCGACCACGTCACGAGATACATCGCGAGCTTTCCCGTCACCGATTGATCCTTGTCATAAGCGATCAGGATCGAATCGCGGAGGAAGCCGGGAGGATGCGTTTTGCTGCTGCGCTCATATTCCTTGTCGCCAACCGGCGCGCGCGCGCGAATCTCGTCGAACAGCACGCGCGCGCCTGCGACAGCGGCCCGACGAAGCACCGACTCGCTCTGCACGTTTTCGAGCGCATTGATCGCATCGGTGAGCGCCTCGGGGTTATCGATCGTGACGGACTTAGCCATGACGTTTCGGGAAAAGCATCCGGTCGAGCATCTCGGACTGGGCCTCTGGATCCTCGAGCAGGACCGGGCCGACCGACTCCGTGTCGCGGTGATGCTCGTTCCATGGAATGAAATCGAGCGCGCCCCAAGGCTCGCGGCGCTTCTCATGGTTGCGATTCACGTTCGCAAGCATTGTTGCGATGGTGCCGGCGCGCAGGTCGTCGTAATGGCTGCCGAACGGCTCGATCTCCGCGAACGCCATCCATTCGGTGAATTCGGCGCTGCTCACTTCACGCTGGCAGCGTGCGACGGACATCTTCAGGTGGGCTGCGAGTCGGAACCAGAATCGCCGCTCGGGGCGGCTTCGGAGTTTTTTGCTGCGTCCTCCGTCGCACTCGCGCCAAGGCCGTTCAGCTTCATCGCGACATCCGCGATGCGCCCGGTAACGGCCGCGTTCTTCTTCTGCAACGCATCGACGTCTGCCACCGTGAAGACCGGGTTGCCGGCGTCGTCGACAACGGTTGCCACGAGCAGGTTCGCGATAAACAGACTCTGTGGCTGCCCCTTTGCGACGGACGCATTGAAGGCGTCGCGCGCGATGCCGTTCATCGCGATCACGCCGATGGCGCCGCCCCACTCAGGAACGTCGACGGTCTGCGTGGCCGCATCGTTTGCGGCGAGAATCTGGTCTTTCGTGAGCATAGGAACTCTCAATGGAATGGTTTCAGTGAGGCGGCAACGCTTACGCGTCGGTGACGTCGCCCGAGATGCGAAGCGTGACGCTCGTCGCTTGCACAAGCTTGTCGACGCCGCCTTCGAGCGGCGACGATTTGCAGTAGGCGACGAACGTGCGCGTGCGACCGTTCGGCAGCGTGAGCTTGTATTGCTCAGCGCTGGCGATGCGCTTCGATGCGTCGAGTGCTTGCTGGCCGGGATCGGTATAGTCGCGGTTCAGGTCGAACTGGAGATTGCCCCAGTCCTGGAGGCCGATCAGGTATTCCTTCGCTGTCGAGTCGAGGTCCGTGGCGTCCAGTTCGGCTGCCTGCCCGTCGAAGCCCTTGAAGGTGAGCAGATTGCGGATCTTCGTCCACTCAATCGGCGTCGCGGTTCCGCCGGCGGTCCACGCCGCGCCGCCGGTCGTGTCGATATCGACGGCGAAGGTGTTCGTCGTGACGTTCTTGATAACGGCTCGCTGGCCATTGAGCGTCGTGTTGCCCGCGAGCGCGGCGAAGTCGACGACGTCGCCATTGGTGAGCCCGTGCGCGGTCGCCTCGACGATGGTCGGGAAACCGAGCTGCAAGCCGGTTACTTCGACTGCCGCTCCGGTGCCGGTGCTGATTTGCAGAGTGGTGCCCTGCGCGCTGATTGCTGTGCTGGTCATGTGAGCCTCACAAACGAAAAAGCCCGCGCGCGGCGGGCGAAAAAATCAGGGGGTGAACCAGATCGAGAAATCGACTCTCGACCCATAGAACTTCGTGTCTGTCTCGTACGTGCTGATCGGCGCACCGATCGAGTTCGCGAGAATCGGCTCCGGACACAGCGCATTGATCGCTGCGTTGATCATCGTCACGGCTTGCGAGCGGCTGGTCGTCCAGGCATTCACCTGAATCCGTGCGTTTTGCAGTGCGACCACGTCGTCGAGCATGTTCACGCTCTGACCGCCGACGGCCTGATACGTGAAGTACGGCGGCAGCGTGCCGTCGGGCGCGACGTCCGGATACACATTGCCCAGGCCGAGCGACTTGAGCGCTTGATAAACGATCGACTCGGCGGAATTAGCCATTGCTGACGCCTTCCTCTGCCAGGATCGATACGACGCGGTTGCGCTCGTCCTCGTTTATGGCCTCGTGAATGTCGAACACACGTGTGCCGTACAGGATGCGCATGGCTGCGACGTCCTTCGGGTTCTGCAGCTCGGGCCGGTACCGTACGGTGATCGTGTGTGAGACCGACGACTGCACGGCTTGTGCTGCCATCAGCTCGCGTCCGGACAACGCATCAATGTCAGCCCGGCAGCTGAACGCGTCGACCCAGCTCGTGCTTTGCTGGCCGAGATCGTCTTGCGTGGTCTCGCGGGTCTGAAACATGATGCGACGGCGCAGCTTCCCGCTGCTCAAGAAATAACCGACGCCCACGTCAGAATTCCCAGGTGATGTACGGATCCAGCAGCCGGTCGACGTAAGGCAGCACGTCGATCTTGCCGCGGGTCATGATTGCGACTTCTTCGCGGTTCTCGTACAGCGTGGCAAGCCGGAGCTTGAGCCACGCTTTGAGACCTTCCGGGATCACGCCCGCGAACGACTGGCCGTCACCCGCATCGGCCAGCGTGATGCCGGTCAGCTGGTAGACACCGGGCGAAACCACCGTCGACACGGTGTAATCCGTGTTCGGCTGCAGCGGCGCAGGTAGCGTGCCGCCGACGTTCGAGACGCGCAGCGTGTCGCCGACAGCCAGCACTTTCCACATTGGAGCCGCGACGGTGTTTGCCTGCACGTTGACCGTGAGCGCCTCGGCATAGCCCGCGCGGAAATTCACCCACACCGCACCGATCTGCGGCAGCGGAATGGGCCAGATCTGACCGAAAACCGGCGTAATGCGCACGGGATCGGACGCGTAGTCGACGGTGTAGTTCTCGGCCGGCATCGTCTGCGTGTCGCCGGCCATGTCGATGTACTGGATCGACTCGACACAGATCACTGGCCCGCGCTCGAGGTAGATCGCATGCCCGGGCAACGTCAGCGCGCGGCCGAACGGAATGCCGATCAGCGACGGACCTGGAAACGCATCGAGCACCTGCTTGAACCGAGCCGCGACCATCTGCTTGTGCGTCAGGCCTTCGGCGTAGTCGCGCGCGGCAGAGATCAGCGCACCGATCAGCACGTCGTCTTCGTCGATGTCGACGCGGGCGTGCAGCTTCGCTTCGTCGAGCGTGATCGGCTCGGCGTGCGGCGCAGTGAGAACCTGAATGGGCATGGTTTATCGGGCGGCCGGAGCCGCCCGTTTGCCGCTTAGCCGACGATCTGCGCGACCGAGGCGTTGTTCGAGTCCGACGCCGGCGCGTAGCGCGGCGCGAAACCGAGCAACAGCGCCGAGGTCAGGCTCGCCGCCGCAGCGACGGTGACCGACAACTGCACGAATGCGAAGCCGTTGGCGACGTCGAGCTGTGCCGGATCGAGGTTGATCGCGACGTTCTTGCCATCGCCGGTCGCCTTGACGACCTGCGTGATCGCCGCGTCGGCGATGTCCTTCGCACCGGCACCGGCAGACGAAGTTGCCTGCTGGAACTTCGCGTCGACCGTCGCGGCCGCGCCGAGCACGCCGGTCTGGATCAGCGCGAGCAGCTTGTGGAACTTGCCGGCCGGCACCCAGCCAGTCGTCAACGCGCCGACCGCCTGGCTCGACGGCGCAATCGAGTCGAGCACCGCCAGCGCTTCGGTTGCCTTGATGTTAAGCATGATCTTTCCTTGAAAAGGTGAGCTGATGCGGGGCGCAGCGCGCGGCTGCGCCCATCAGGTCGTGGTTTAGCGGGCGCCGAGCTGGACGAACGGCGACAGCTGGTTCGCGCCCTTGGCCTGCGCGATCGGCTTCGAGATCTTCGATTGCCCGTCGACGCGGAACATCGAGCGGAACGCCGTGGCATCCGCATCGAAGTACAGGTGCATCGACGTTGCCGTCTGGATGCCGCCCGCCTTCGTGATCGTGCGGTAGTAGCCCTTCAGATCCACCAGCGAGACGTCGCCCTGCGACGAGAACGCCGCGGCGTGCTGACTGACGAAGATCGGTCGACCCATCAGCGTGCCGTAGGGCGAGCCCTGCGCGCCGGCCGAGATCGGCAGATAGATCGGGTAGTTGCCGAGCTGCAGACCGAAGAGCGACGGCAGCAAATCCGGCGTGATCAGCCAGCAAGCGCGCGGGAACGATCCGACCGGCAAGCGTGCGACCATGTTCGTGACGTTCGACAGCGACACGGTATTCGCCGCCTGCCCGGTGTCCTTCGGCACGACCACGGCCGCGCCGCTGTTGAGCGCACCCTGCGGCTGGCCCGCCCCCGTTCCGAACAGAATCGATTCGTCGGTTTTCCAGCGGATCGAGCGCGCCATCAGGCCCGGCAGGTACGAATCGAGCGCGTTGGTGTCGGCGAGCAGCTCGTCGGTCACCGGCGCGAGCGCCATCAGCTTGTGCAGACGCATTGCGGTCGTGCCGAGCGCCGGCTTCGTGGCATTCGCCTGCGTGGCCTCAGCCTGCCAGTAAGCGCGCACGCCGTCCGTTCCCCACGGCGTCGTTTCGTCCTTCGGGAAGACCATGCCGTTGCCACCGATCTCGGTGTTGTCCGTCATCGGCAGAAGCGCGTCCTCTTCGAGAGAGAGCGTGAAGATGTCGGTCGAGAACTGCGGCGGGATGAGGAAGCCGCCGTCTTGACCGCTGCCTTCGTTGGCCGTCACGCCCGGCGCCGCAGCACCGATCGTCAAACGACGATCGACGGCGCCCATCCCGATGCCAGCCGAACGCACAGCCGCAGCAAACTCGCCGAACGAACCGAATCCGCGCGCCGGATCGTTTTCGGCGTTCTCGCTGACCGTGACCGTCGCGCCGGCCGCGGCCGGAATCGTGACGCTGCGCTCGGCCTCGATCAGCGCTTCCTCGCGCATGATCGCGGCGTTGAGGTTGGCGAGTGCGACTCGCTCGGTCTCGAACGACGCCGCTTCCTCGTCGGTCAAGTCACGGCCCTCGGTCGCGGCCTTGTCGGTAATCGCGCGCATTGCGGCGACCTGCTTTGCCTTGCGAGCCTGCAGCTCGCGCAAATTCTTGTTCATGTGGACTCCAGATCCAGAAAATGAAAAAACCCGCCGAAGCGGGTCTGGTTTGCGGTTACACCGACGCGGCCATCGGGCCACACGTCAACGCCTTCGGGCGCCGACGGCTCGGGCTGGTGTTAGCCCACGATCTGCAGCTCGCGCTGCGCGGCGGCCAGCCGGCTCGCCGGCGCCTTCGAGGCGCGGATGTTCTTCTGCATGTTCGCGACAACCTGCTCAAAGGTCGCTACGCCGTCAACCATTTTCTCGGACAGGGCGTCGTCGGCACCGAGCACGCGGCCCTGACCCATGCCGTTGCGCACGGCGTCGATCGGCACCTTGCGGCTCTTCGATACGCCCTTCGTGAACGCCGAGTAATAGTCGTCGACGCGCGACTGCATGAAGGCGCGCGCATCGGCGTCGAGCGGCTGATAGGGGTTGCCCTCGACCTTGTACTTGCCGGCCGAGACCAACGTTGTATCGACGCCGGCCTCGGCGAGCGCTTTCGACCAGTCCTGATGCGCCATCCAGACGCCGATCGAGCCAACTTCTCCGCCAGGCGTCATATAGAACTCACTCGCGGCGCAGCCAAGCCGATACGCGGCGGATGCCGCGAGGCTGTTCGCGACAGCGACCACCGGCTTTTTCGCGCCGGCGATCTGCGCGGCCAACTCCTCCACGCCATACACCGATCCGCCGGGACTATCGATATCGAGCAGCACCTGTGCGACGGTGTCATCGGCCATCGCATCGGCCATCTGCGCGCCGATCATGTCGCAGCTCGTGCCGCTTTCGCACATGCCGATCTGACTCGCGCGCTGCACGATCGGGCCATGCACTGGAATCACGGCGATCGCGCCGCTCCGGCCGGAGTTGCCGCGCGAGCGCGGCCCTGCGCTCGGCTCGTCACCGGCTGCAGGGGCGCCCTCGATGGCGCGAACGACGGTTTCGGCCGTCACGCTACGCGCGAGCACCGCGGCATAGGCCGCCATGCGCTCAGGCATCAACGCCCAGGGTGTCGACAGACACCACGTGATGAATCGTTCATGTTTCATGGTCAGCTCAGGTAGGTGAGACGGTAGATGGCGCGCCGGTAGATGGCGCCGAGCTCGTCGATCAGATTCGCGACGGTCATCGACGAGCCCGCGATCTCGTCGCGCGTGGCAGCGATCCAGTCGGCCTCGGCAGTCAGATACGCCGCCACGTCCGCCACGGGCTCCGTGGTCACCTCGAACTCGCCGAGCAGACCGAACTGCCCCTGCCAGACCTCGACGATCTCGTCGATCGAGTCGATCACGTCCTCGTAGAACTTCTCCAGCGCCTTGTGTGCCGAGAAAGAACCGGTCCTGAAGTGCGCCCGGTGCGCGACATCGCGCGCCTGGAACGCCCGCGAGGCCAGTTCCTGCATCAATGCCATCGTCATCGCGTCAAACCCCCGTCGCTGCGACGAGAAGTGCGCGCTCGATCGATTCGCGCGAGTGCCGCGGAGCGGCGCGCAGCTTCCCACACCAGAGTTCCGCGCGCTCGCCCGAAATCGCGAATGCTTCGGCCATGATCTGCGCGAAGTCCGACGAAAAAACGTCGTCTGCCGACCGCTTTTCGAGCGATTCCGAAGCGCGGCGCGCGAGGCGCGCGGCCGAGGCGCCGATTACTGCGCCGAAGCGCGCCTCTGGTGTCGTGGCATCGGTTTTTTGCTCCTGCGTCGGCTTTTCCGGCTCGATCGGCTGCGTTTTTCCGGCCTGGCTGACCGGCATCATGTTCAGCGGCATGAGCGGCTCGTCGAGATCGGCGATCGGCTCCATGTTTTCGCTCTCGCGCGCCTCGTTTCGCGTCATCCAGCCATCAAGAATGCCGTTGTGGTAATACTGCGAGCGCCCGGCCGCGTCGCCGCGTAGCAGGGCCGCAAAATCGAACTCGATTTCGATGTCTGCATCGTCCGAGAGCAGCAATTGGCTCTTGATCGATGACTCCCAGCGCGTGGCCCACGGGGTCATTGTGTAGATCACGAACTCGAGCGACTGCTGCTCGATGTTCGAGAAGGTCGCCTTGCTCAGATCGCCGACGAGGTGCGGCTGCACGCGGAACATGCGCGCGATATCGCTGACCTGAAACTGCCGTGCCTCGAGAAACTGCGAGTCCTTGTTCGTGAGGCCGAGCGCGTGCCACTTCATGCCGCCCTCGAACACAGCAGCCTTGCCGCGATTCACACCGAGCTGAGCGTTCTGGTACGACTCGCGGAAATTCTCGCGGGCGGCCTTGTCCTTGAATGTGCCGGGGAACTCGATCCAGCCGCCGCCCGGCGTCGCATCGTTCGCGAAGAAGCGCGCGCCGTAGTCCTGCGCGGCGAGACCGAGGCCAACGGACTCGCGCGCCAGCTCGATCGGGTTCAGACCGACGATGCCGTCGCTCGAAAGCCCGCGCAGATGCCAGATTTCCGATGCTGCGTAATACGTCACGTCGCCATTGCGGTCGGTGTACTTGTAGCGGAAATCGAATTCCGACTTGCCGGCCAGCGGCTCGAGCCGCATGCGGTCCGGATGCTTCGGAATCAGCGCGCGAATCGAACCGTCCGGCGCCGAGACGATCTGATTGAACGCATTGCCGCGCAACGCGAGGTGCCCCTGCATCATCTCGCGCCACTCGTACGGCGTCTGCCACTGGTTCGGCGCACCGCACAGCAGATCGAGCAGCCAGTGCTTCGTGACTGGCTTCTTCTTTCCATCGGGGCTGCGGCGATAGAGTTTGATCGGCAACACGCCGAACGTCTCCGCCAGCACGCGCACGCATGCGAAAACGACCGGCAGCTGCATCGCGCGATCCGGGCCGACGCGCATGCCGGAGTTTGTGCGCGCCGTGACCGGCTCGAACCAGAACGAGCCCCAAGGCGAGCGGTCGCCGCCGGCGCTGGCCCGGAATCGGGAGACGAACATCAGCTATCGTCGCCGCCGCGGCGCGGCTCGAATACGCCGACGGCGCGCGCGACGATGAGCACGAGCACAAGCATCAGCAGGCCGCTGACGAACATGCCGATCGGCAAGCTCACCATGCAACTGCCGGCGAGCACCATCAGCCAGCCGATCAGGATGCAGGCATTGAAAATGAGTGGGTTCATACGGTCACGAATTCGTAGTCGGAGCCGATTACAAAACCGGCTTGCGGGTTGAGGCTAATTAGCGAAACGGCATTGAAGAGCGCCATCAGTGGGTCGATCTTCGCGGAGCCGCTGGCCTGCTTCGTGATCAGGATTGCGTTGCCGCGCGGCTCGACGCGCGCATTGCCGACGCACCATGCCATCAGGCGCTGTCCGCCATGCAGCAGCGCACCTTCGGCGATCCGGCGCTCGGTCGTCTTGATCGCGCCGCCGAGCTTCCAGCCCTGCGAAATGCCCATCACCTTGTCCTCGGGGACGCCGGCGTCAACCAGCGCATCGAGCACCGCGCCGATGCCGGCCGGATCGACGCCGACCTTGTCGAGCAGCCCTGAGGCATCACACTGGCTGACGAGCTCGACGACCTCAGCGACGTCATCACCGATGCGCTCGACGAGCGTCAGGTCGCCGTCGGCGGCGAAGTCATGGAATCGCGCCGCCTCAGCCTTGCGTCGTTCGAGCACCGAAGGATGAGCCCATGCATGCGTCCACGTGAGCCAGTAGCCGGTGCCGCGCTCGCGGCCGGCCACGCAGAGGCCCAGCAGATCGTCAAGGCCGCCGCCGTCGATCCCGACATCGACCACCTCGCATCGATCGAGCAGCTCGTCGAGCGTGCGCGGCCCGCGCGCGGCGTCCTCCCAGAAGTCGGCGCCAGCCCATCGGTCCGAGCGAAGCGCGAGGCCGATTTCGACATTCGCATGCTTCGCCAGAAAGCCGCGGAACGATTCCTCGCCGCCCTGTTTCGCCTTCTGGAACTCGCGCGACAGGAATGCCTCATCGACCGAATAGCCCAGATTCGGGTTCACCAGCGCGAGGTTCTCCGCAAGCAGATGTTCCTTGCGCTCGACCATCTCCGGCGGGTGCTCGAAGATCACCGGCACGAACTGCCTGTCGACGATCTTGCCGTCGCGCACATCGCGCGCGTACTGCAGCTTCTGCCGGAACACGCCGGCCGGTGGATCGTCGGACTGCGTCGTGAGATAGATCACGAAGCCCTCCGGACGCGACGCGAGGCCGCCGACGGCTTCGCGCAGCATGTTCTCGGCGTCCGGCTGCTTGCCGAACAGCCACAGCTCGTCGACCAGCGTGCCAACGCTCTTCTTGCCGCCGACGGTGTTCGAATCGGCCGCCACGACTTTCAGCGTCGCACTCGTGCCGCGGTGCGTAATGGTCTTGATGTGCGTCTGGACCTGCATCAGATCTTCCAGATCCTCATCGTGCTTCACCATGTCCCGCGACGGCGCAAAGCTGTTGTTCGCCACCTCGATTGTGGGCGCGAGAATCGCGAATTCGGCCGACTGGCGCCAGTTCAGAACCATGGCCGTCATCATGATGCCGGCCGCGATCGTGGATTTGCTGTTCTTCTTCGGCAGGCAGATGAACCACTCCGTGATCAGTCGGCGTCCGCTTTCCGGATCGTACGCGCCGAAGATCGAGGCAACGAGATCGAAGACCCACTGCGCGCACGCGTCGCCGAAGGTTGGCGAGCCGGGCGCATCGACGATCTTGAGCTGCCTGAAGACCGACAGCGCCTGCTCAGCCATCTCCGGGAAAATCGGCGCCGGGATGATCGACTCGCGCCGCATCAGTCGAGCCGCCCAGTCCGGGCACGCGGTCTCCCACTCGGGCGTGCTCATCGCTTGCCGTTATTGACGACCAGCTTCGGCGGCGCGGTGGGCGCAAACTTGCTCGCCGCCTTCTTCGCGGCATCGTTCTGCGCGTCCTTCTTCCCGCCTTCGCCGAGCCGGGCGAACAGGAATGGCAGCACGGCAGCCGCGGCGCGCACCTGAATTGCCGTCGCGTCGACGCGGCCGAGCGCGATGTCCTGCAGCAACGTCAGCATGTCGCGATCGCTCATCGACACGGGCACAGCCTTCGTGCGCTTCAGCGCGCCGCCATGCGCCTGCGGCTCCAGCGCCACCTTCTTTGCGGCGCGGCGTGGCGCCGCGCTCGCCGGCGCCGGCGTGGCTTTCGGCTTCCGGCCAGCGCCGGGCCGCGCGCCGCCGCTTTTACCGGGTTTGCCAGCCATTTGATTTCCGATTTGATTTCCGAGAGGCGTTTACCGGGCGATTTTTTGTCCGCGTGCGGGAACTGTCGGTTTTCCACGTTGCGAAACGCCAGAGATTCGATGCCCCCACCCTGCGCATGCCGCTGCAGCTGGCGAGGCGAGACGCCACAGGCCGCGCTCGGCGCGGTCTAGGGCGCGACGACACCACGAACAGCAACGGCTCACAGCGGCCGTATCCCGGTCGAACGTTCGCGCGCTTCGTCCGCCGTCTTAGCCTTGTGGCAGTCGTCGCACAACAACTGCAGATTGGCGTCTTCGTTGCCGCCGCCTTGTTCGAGCGGCACACGATGATCGACCTGATCGTGCCACGGCAGCCAGGCACGACCGCACGACTGGCAGCGAAACTGTTGCTGCACCGCGATGCGCCGACGAATCACCTGCCATGCATGACCGCGAATGCGCGGCGTGGCGCCGGCTTTCGTTTCGAGCACAGCCACACGCGATTGCGTTGCCGTTTGGACACGCGGCTTCAGCATCGCCAGTCGACCTCGACTCATCGCACTGCGAAGCGTGTCGCGCGCTTGATCTTTGCAAGCAGCTTTGCTTCGTCAGGCAGACGTCCAGTCAGCACACAGCAGATTGCGAGCACGCGCAGATATGGCTGAAGCCACCATGCGAACTTCACTTCCACCCTGATCTGCAAGTTAATTCCCAACGAAAAAAGCCCGCTTGCTTGCGCATGCGGGCTTCGGAGACAGTGATACAGCCTATCGATTAAGGCCGGATTTTAGGCGAAAGTGTTCAATCGGAGAAAGCACTATTTTGTTCAACAATTTTTGAACACTCGTGGATGCCGCGGATCACGCGTGCCAGCGTATTCGCGCGCTCGATGAATCGACGGGCACGGTTATAGACCGTGCCGCGCGAACATTCGAACTGGCGCGCGAGTTCCTTGATGCGAGCCTGATACCAGAAGATACCGAGGAAGCATTCGGCCTCGCAGTCGCCAGTCTCGCAAAGTGCGTGCACGGCCATATTGAAGAACGACAGGTCGCCGTCCAGCACCGGGTCGATTTCGAAAAGCCGACCTCGACGCGGCTGGAGTCGCGCGAGGATGTTCGACTGAACCTGCGGCGCGAAATATCGGCGCGTGCGGCACCACCAGACCCAACGTTCAGCCTTTTCGTCCAGTTCCTGCAAAATTCCTCCCGTTGGGTGATGTTTTCGTGTGGCGGACCACCGTGATGCTCAACCTACGAGTGCCGCCGGTAGCTTTTCGTAATCAATGGTCACGGTAACGAGTGCCTCGTATTCGGACCCGTAGTTGCCCATGCGGCAGCTCAGATGAACGTTCACGCTCGTGCCGGGCGCTTCGATTTCGATGCCGGCATCCGAGCAAATTCGCTCCGCCAAGATGCGCTCGATCGCGTCCGCTGAAAAAGCGGCGCGATGTGTCTGGGTGTTCGTCCGCGACACATCGATTTTGATAGCGCTCTTTTTGCAGTTCATGCTTCACACTCCATATCACCCGATTCAAAGAAATCTCGCAGGCTCTTTCGGTTCAGGCTGAGCCGCGCGTAACAGCGAAGGTATTCATCGGAGCGCCAGCTGCCTTTGCTTGCCTCGATCCCGCGACGCTGATGCTCCGGGATGAATGCCTCGACGATCACCCGGTCGGGATCGAGCGAGCCGCCAATATGCTGGATCCGCCGTAGCCGGCGCACCGACGTGACAAACGGCACGTCGTCAACAATGCTCGTGACGCGCGTGCGACGGCCGACTCGCATCTCAACAGCCATGCGCACCGGGACCGCCACAGTGAGAACCATCGTCATATTCCACCCCGCGTCCCGAGCTTCGCGGCACGCACAGGCACCCACCGCTCGAAACCACGATCGAACGCGGCAAATTTCTCTTCGCGCGGTGCCGGGCCCTGATCGAGCCAGCTATGGCACGTCCAGCAGCCCGGGAGCGTGCGCTCGTGGCTGGATTTCAGGCCCATGCCCTTCCCAGCCGACAGACGGTTGTCGTGGCACGGCACAACGGTCTCCCGATCGAAACAGCACACCCCGCGCACGCGCAGATAGCATTCTTCGCCGCAACACGCGGCCAGATAGTCGCCGCCCTCGGCCTTCGTTACGCGCTTGCGGCGAGACTTCAGCGGAGATTTGCGCGCGAGCGCTGCGCTGCGTGAAAGGCCTGCCCACGACACACCGGGCTTGCGCTGAAAACCCGTGCGCTTCATCGGAGCCGATTGCTTCATGCCGCCACCATGCAACGCATCGCCTGCTCGACCACCAGATCCGCGCGCGGCCACCAGTCGACGAGACTCGGCGCGATGATGCGCTGAACACGCGCCGGCGTGATATCGGCCGAGAGCGTGGCGTACAGTGCGGAGTTCGATCCAACGCCGCGAGCATCACGCGACTGCTCTTTGACCTTTCGGAACAGGATGCCCTCATAGCCCTGCAGGTCGCCGCGGATCGTTTCGACCTTGCACCGGAACTCGGTGGCGAGCTCGCGAGGACTCATCGGTCGCGCCGATAGCAGCTCGACCATCTGCTCGAATCGGGCGATGCGCTTCGGCGACATAACGCGCGGGATGTACTTCGACATTAGATTTCCCTGATATCCCATTCGCCGCCCTTCGCGCGCCGGATGAGTCGCACGACGAACGGATACTGCGACGCGGCCGACTTCAGCTTCACCGCCGCGTCCTCTTCCATAAAGCCCTTGACCTCGTGCAGCTCGAGCGCGCCACTCGCGACGAGCACCGCGAAGTCCGGCGTGTAGAACGTGCGGTTCGCCAGCCGCAACTTGATCCCCTCGAAGCGGAACCACAGCACCTCGCCGATATGGCGGCGCGCAGCGAGCAGATCGGCGTAGGCCGTTTCGGTTTTGTTCATCCGGCCGCCACCGAGCCGGCCGAGCGCGCGATGCGTCGTGCGAGCGTCGCCCACCATGCGGGCGATCGGCGCATCCAGCTCAACGTGCTCCGTCGAGCGCAACTGCGAAGCCGCATCGGCGATCGCGCCGCGCACGCGGGCAGTCCCGAATCGGCCACCCGCGACCGCGCTTTCGGGAAATCGAAGAGATGCCTTACCCATCAGAACGGGATCTCCGATTCGTCGACGAACGTCGTGCGAACCATGTCGTCGACGCGCCGCGCGGCCTTGGCCTCGAGCACCACGAAAAGCTGGCCGTGGTGTTCGCGCGCGAGCCGCTCCGCTTCGAGCGTCGCCGATTCTTCGCTGCCGTGGCGGAACGTCGGCGGCTTTACGCCGGTCGGCGACCACACGAGCCAGAAGATTTGCTTGTGCTCGGCCGTCATGATGCGTACCAGTCAACGGGCAGCAGCGCTTCACCGATCGTCGCCACGATCATCTGCAGGAACTGCCCTCCGGCGCGCTGTGCATCACGCAAAATCACGTCAATCCATGGTCCTTTGCCTGCCGCGCGCGCCACCACTGCGCGGTACAGCGGCAGGGGCTCGTCGCGATGCTTCGGCCGGGCACCGAGTTGCACGCCGGCCGCGACCAACCCCTCCTCGCCGGCCAGCCACCAGTCCGAGACGACCTGAGCCGCAGCAGATGAGACCGGCTTGCACGCCTCATCGATGAACCTCGCGATGAAACCCACATACGTCGGCTGATCGCTCTCGTCGCGCACCCGGGCTGCGACCGCCAGCCGATGTGCCTCGCGCAGCTGCTCGACCGTGATGCCTTTGCCGATCCACGTCAGCACGACAGCCCGATCCTTGCCCCTGTCGATCGTCAGCGTCTTGCCCCGATCGCGCTCGAGGCCGATCAGCAGGTCGGTGATCTCGCGCTCGCGGTTTTCCGGGGGCGAATCTTTTTTATCGGCAGCAGCAGCGGCAGAGTTATCCACAGGGTCGCGCACGCACGCGTTGCTGCTGCTCTCTGCTGTAGTCTCTGCTGTAGTCTTAACCCCGTTAACGAATGCTGGAAACTGACGCTCGCGGATGTCGGTTTCCAGCATTCGCGAACGCTTGTTTTCCGCATTCGGTAATGCTGGTTTCTCGCATTCCCGAATGTCAGTTTCTCGCATTCGGGAATGCGACTTTCCAGCATTCGGTAATGCTGGTTTCTCGCATTCGGGATCGGGCGCCCCTTTCAAGAGCTCTTCCAGCCTGTCGAGATCGAGCCGATAGAACATCTTGTGCTCGAGCCGGTCGTGCTTCTCATGCAGTACGCCGCAGCGCTTCAGCGCCCGACGCGCGTTCTCCTGCTCGTTGCGCGACATCCCTGTTTCGGCTGTCAGCTGTGCCTGCGTCTTGAAGACGCCGCGGTCGTCCGTTGCGCGCTTCGACCAGTAGTAGAGCTGGCAGAACAGGATCGCCGCGTTGATGCCGCCTAACGGCGCCGCGAGCGCGGGGTAATAGGCGACGGGGTGCCCGACACTTTCCAGAAATTCAGATAGCCTCACTGCGCGGCACCCCACACTGGGTTCTCCAACGCCAGCCGCACGCGAAGCGATCGACCATCCTTCGACGTCACAAAATAGCCATCCGTCTCCAGTTCGGCGAGATACTTGCGCGCGGCCGACTCGCTGATGCCGCACGCGAGCGCGAACTTCGGAACGTGCAGCTGCGCCTCGAGCGATTCGCGGCGCGCGAGCCGCGCCACCGCCAGCAGAACCAGCTTCTTCAGGCCGGGCAGCTCGAACTCCCATGCGTAGACTTCGTGAATCAGGCTCATGTCAGTGCCCGCACGGAAGATCGAGGCCAGGCCGCTTCTCGGCGCCGCACGAGAGACACAACAACGGCGACTCGAGATCCTCGAGCGCCGGCGCGATCCAGCGCAACGCGAACAGGGCCGCCAGCTCATGCAGGTCATCCGGCTGCAGGAACAGGGTCGCGCCGCCGCCAGACCAGCTCAGCTGTATGTGCACGGTGCATGCGTCGAGATCGCGCACGTCGACGCTGGCAGCCGCGTCGCCCGGCACGAGGCGGCGCAGCTCCGCCAGAATGTCATCGTGGTTCAGTCGCTTCTTCATGGGGTCAGTCCTATGTTCTGGCCGGACTTTCCCGGTGGTCATCGGCTCGGCACATTGCGCTGCCGCTTGCGCTCGCATGGCCCCGGCCGATGCATCCCTGCCCGGCCAGCCGCATGTGCCATACGGTGTCAATCGTTTAGGTCAGCCGGCGACCTTTTTGACGAACGAACAGACGGACTCGCCGGTCCTGCGCATTGCAGCCTCAACCGCGCTGGCGAGCGACTTTTTCACGGTGATGTCGTTGATGAGGCTGTTGTGCAGGCGCGGCAGCTCGCCCGGATGGATGCCATCGAGCAGATCGGCGGCATCAGCCTCTGTGCGGTGGTTCGCTCGCACGATCGCCTGAACGATCTCGTTTGCGTCGACGCCTTCGCCGTTCGTGCGGCCGGCGGGGTGAGCAACGAACCCCGCGGGTGCGATGATCTCGTTCAGCACCGCCAGCGCCGCGTCGGCCGGCATGCCGGCGAGCAACGTCGGCAGCATGTTCACTGACAGCAGGTTGCGGTCGTTGTCGTCGTCGTCGAGCCAGCGATAGACGCGGTCCGCGTTCGTCTTCTGCCGCGTCGACGCATCGTGGTGATCGCTGAAACGGACTCCGGTCCGCAGCTCGGCGCCGATCCGCGCGTGTGCCGCGACGAGTTCCTCGACAACCGTCTCGCGCGACCAGCCGCGCGAATTTCGCCACTCGGTCAGGTTCCCCTTGATGGCCGCTATCGGGCTTCTGTACGACATGCTTCGCATGATTTTTTAACTCCCGCGCACTACAGTTCTATCTGTTCCGCAGCAACGGTTATTGGGCGAGGATCCCGGCTTGCGCCTGTAGACTTGGTAGCTCTCACACAACCGCTTCTACAAAGGATCCCCATGGACGTACCGACGATCAGCGCAGCTCTTGGCGCGCTCAAAACTTCAGTCGACCTCTTCAAGGGCGCTGTTGCGGCCCGTGATGAGGCGAAACTCACCGAGCTTCAGGAGATGCTTCAGAAACGGGTCATCGAGGTCCAAAACGCCGCGCTTGATCTGCAGGGAAAGATGTTTTCTGCAGCCGAGCAGATAAATGCGCTCAAAGACAGGGAACGAGAACTCGGTGCACGCGTTACTGAGCTTGAAAAGCAGAAAGCGGAGCGGGAGCAATACGACCTTCACGAGCTTTCCGAGGGCGTTTTTGTCCTCGCGAAGATAGAAGCCCGCGAGGATGGCCGCAATCCCCACTACCTTTGCCAGCCATGCATGGACAACGAAGCGAAGAAAGCGGTACTCCAGCGCAAGGCAAGCGGCTTCCAGTACGTGGCCGTGTGCCCCGCCTGCAAGAACGAATATCCCACGGGAGAGTGGGCGCAAATTGTCTTCTGACATGTCAGGCCGCCTCCGGTTGTGGCGCCAGCTCGGGCCAGATATCGAGCCAGTCATGGGGGCGAAATTCCCGATATGGAATCCCAACCGCCCTACCGACCAAGACGCAGTTCTCGGCCCGCATCGCATGCGAAGAGTTCAACCATTTATGAATATGCGGCTGCTTTTTCCCGATGAGTCGCGCAAGGGCGGCCTGCGAGCCGGCAAGCTGGATTGCGCGAAGAAGAGCCGGGCACGAAGGGTTTCGGTGTGTCATTCCGGCAGAATATAACTATGGTTATCTACCGTCAAGAACCAAAGTTGTTTGACGCCTTAAAACCAAGGTTATACGTTCCCATCATGGAAAATTCTTCCCTAGGGCAACGGGCCAGATTACGGCGAGAAAAAATTGGCTTGACTCAACAGGTCGTGGCCGACGCGCTGGGCATCAGCCAGGTGGCGGTCGCAAAAATTGAGAAGGGCGGCAAAACCGTTCATGGATTCCGCCTCGCGAGGATATTGCGAACCACTGTAGAGTGGCTCGAAACGGGAGAAGGGTCGGAGGAAGCCCCTCCGGCTGGTTGGGAGCGCCTCGACGCGCGCGACCGAGCGAAAGTTGAGTCGTTTATTGCGGGCTTGTTGGCGGCTCGATCGTCGCCAGATGAAGATCGCAAGTCCGGCGATTAACGCCGGAAATTGGCAACAACGACGACGCGCGGAACGCCATCTTTTCGCTGAAATCTGGGCGACCTTCTCGTTCAGTGAAGCCGAAAATTGGCTGTTGAAGTCGGACATCCCACCGCCCATCGCGGCGGCGGCGCTCGACCTCAACAACCTGACCTACGAGTTCTTCGTACCTCGAGTAAATTACTATCGCCAAGCCACCAGGACTGCACTGCAGCTGGACGGCCATCCGATCACCCCCCGACATTCCTCACCCCGCTTCGTAACGTATCTGAATACTGTATGTAAACACAGTATCAGGTATTAAGTCATCACACCACGAGGTAAATAACGGCTGACAGAGGCCACTAGCGTAGTTATCGTAAATACGGTGGGTAAACCACTATGCGGAACGGATTAGCGACGGCCGCAGCGAAAATTCGGGCCTGATGCCTCGCGAGATCGTTGAGCCCTCATCTAAATTTCAGATCGCCCCACGGCTAAAACGGGTTGGCCGCACTCTTCGGATCGACCGATATGCGGCTGAAGTCCAGACCATACGACGTTTGAGGATCTATTCTGGGCCCTCTTAGGTCGGGCGGGCACATGTCAAACGTGAGCGACTTTATGCTGCTGCTCACCCGCTCTGTGACAGAGAGGTCTTGCACCCATTGCGTCGCGACTGGGCCGCTCGTCACCTTGAAGCTCGCCCCATTTCCATAGGTGCACTGCTCATCTTTGCGATCGTCCACCGTCTTTCCGGGCCCATATTTTTCAGCCAGTTGCGTTTTAGCTCGGTCGAACGATGCCTCGTCGAGGGGAATGTAGAGCTCGGTCAAGCGGTTGTCGGAAAACACAAAGGTCGACAATATTTCCTGGCCGTACCACGGCGCGGTAATGGGCGCCTCGTATTCACTCCTCCCGCCTGCATCTGGATGGGCACCTGCCTTCGTCAGTAACGGCCCAGCAAGATGCACCGCTTCGTCGGATGGGATCCCGCTGATCGCCTCACGCGTCATCCCTATCTTGATGGCGCCAATACCGATTGGGCCCGTCGGCGCACTTGCCGGGTTACCCGATGCCACACCCGGAACGCTGCGCGGAGACTTTGTCGCCCCGGCAGCCCCATTACAAAATACCAACATGGCGGCAAGAAAGGCCGCCGAACTTCTTCCTACCATCTCGCGTTCCCCGCCGTTGTTTTCACTTGAGCGTAGCACAGGGGGCAGATCCACCCGCTTCCTGCAACCCAAGCAATGGGCGCCGTTCCCGACAATTTGTATCGCACGGACCGCGTGTTACAAATTTCTGAGCCATATAAATAACTTTGGTTATTGACATATTGATAACCTTAGTTATACTTGCATCGCGCACTCACCGAACACCTGCCATGGTGATTGCGCGAGCCGGGCCGCTCGATCTGCTGCGCGGCCCGGCACACCGATTCGCTGGCTAGAGCTTGGGTTGGATGGGCTTCACCGGCGGCTGCGTCGGGATATCGACCGGAGGCGTTTCGGTGGGTACGTGGTTATTCGGTTCTTTGATGTTTTTCATTGGGAGATTCCTTCTTAAAGGGATGTGTGGTTGCCAGTCCGTGGTGGTCCCGGCGATCCATTATCCCCGAAGGAATCTCCCGCCCTTACCTTCAGGAGCTTTCGAACATGTCTTTCAAATTCAGCCTCGGCGACACGGTGAAGATCGCGGCAAGCGATGAAGCCGGCGCCATCATTGCCCGCGCCGAATATGCAGCCAATGAGAACCAGTATTGCATCCGCTACAAGGCGGCAGACGGGTCCGCGTCGGAGTCGTGGTGGGGCGAGAGCGCGCTGGCAGCAGCCTAGGCGATTCGGTGGCGGCTGCGGCCGCCGCGTATTGGCGGCACTGAGCCTAAATGACAAGCGAGATATGACCATGAAGACAGCAATATCCTCAGCAGTCCAAATCGATACCGTCACCGTTGCTCACGGCGAGACCGGCCTCGAATCCGCTCACAATGGCGACGTCAAGCTCGCAGTCGTTATCACCCGCCAGCTGACGCAGATCCTCGACGGCATCGATTCGATCGAAGATCTCCGCGCCGCCCGCGCGATCGTGCGCCGTTCCCTGCTCAACGCCGAGATCGAGTGCGACGCGCGCGGTATCGTCGCGCCGAACATCCGCGCCGTCGCTTTCAAGAGCCGGGTGCACTGACCATGCGCCGCCTGCCCGACTGGTTCCCGCTCGCCGTGCTCGCCGCGCTGTACCTGCTCGCGGCCGGCGTCGCGCCGCCCATCGAAATGCTGATGGGGATCGCGCGATGAAAAACCTGCTCAGCCTGCTCGCCCTGTGGGGCAAAGCGTTCGTCGTGTTCGCTGCGATCGTCTTCGTTGTCGCGACCGTGCAGCAGCTCGATGAGATCGACGTCAGTTCGCCCGTCTGGAGCCCACGATGAGTGATCTCGAAACAGAAGAAGACGAATCGCCGGCCTACGACGAAGGCTGCCGCGCGTTCAACGACGGCGCGGACTTCACGATGGGTAACCCGTTCCCATTCCTGTCGCTCGATTGGCATGACTGGCAGCGTGGCTACTGCGACACCCTGGAGGATGCGCTGTGACACGCACGCTCTGGCAGATCGTCGAGGACCTCGCGAACGGGTCGCTCTCGCGACGCGAAGCGTTCGCTCTGTTGCGTGCGAAGCTGCGCGCGGCGCGGAGACACTGATGCGCTACCCCTACACCTGTCCGCACTGCCGGATCCAGTGGGCCGGCACGCGCACGTGCGCGCGCTGCCTTCGCCTGTTCGTCTGGGGTCGGTGATGCGCCGCACCGTCACCGGCGCCGACGTCGCGCGCGAGTTCCGGCTGATGCACTGCCGTGGCTCCGCGATGGACGCCCTTTCGAATGAACCGCTTCGCCGCGTGCTCGAGCTGCGCGCGCGGATCCGCGCCGAGCGCGAAGCACCGACCCCAGCGGTGCGCGACGCGAAAGCGCGCGCCGCCAACGATATCGACTGATCTATCATTCGCCGGGTGTCACCGGCGCTTTACGCAAGGGAATGCCATGAGCAAAACGTGGATCACCGACGAAAACGGCAACCGCTGTAGCGTCGAATATTGGGGCTCCGAGGAAAAGGCGCGCGCGGCGCTAGCGTCGCTCAAGGACTGCTCGGACTGCTCGGGCTGCTCGGACTGCTCGGACTGCTCGCGCTGCTCGGACTGCTCGTACTGCTCGTACTGCTCGTACTGCTCGGGCTGCTCGGACTGCTCGCGCTGCTCGGGCTGCTCGGGCTGCTCGCGCTGCTCGGGCTGCTCGGGCTGCTCGGACTGCTCGGGCTGCTCGGACTGCTCGCGCTGCTTGGGCTGCTTGGGCTGCTCGGATAAGAAAGACGACGCCGACAGCCCCACGCCGCCGATTCCGTCGATCCCCGATATCCATAAGCGGATCTACGAACGAGTGTCGCAGCCGGACGCGCTAGACATGGGCGACTGGCACAGCTGCGAGACGACTCATTGTCGGGCTGGGTGGGTTGTGCACGAGGCCGGCGAGGCTGGGTACGCGCTGGAGCGTTTCCACGACACCGCACTCGCCGCAATGCTGATCTACCGCGCCAGCGGCTACGAGATCAACCCGTCGCGCTTCTACGACCCGGCCGATCTCGCGCTGGCTGACATGAAGCGGCTCGCCGAAGGAAACGCGACGACCGAAGACGTCAACACCGCCGACTGAACCGTTTTCCCCTCGGCCTCGCTTAACGGTGAGGTTTTGCAGGAGTCCTCTTGATCCTGCACTTTTACACAAAGGAGCCGCCGTCATGGCCTCTATCGAAAGCATCCTGCAGCTGATCGTCGATCGGCCCGGCCTTACGGCGGCTGAACTCGGCGACGAACTGGAAATCGCGTCAAACGACGCGCAGTCGCGCCTCGTCAAGTACATCGAGAACGGCCACGTCAGGCGCGACACGAAGAAGGTGGGTGGTCGCGACGTTTACACGTACTTCCCGGCCCAGTCGCTCGTCAACGAAGCCGACGGCGTGAAGCGCATTGTCACCGCGGCAGCGAAACGCCCTCCGGGGGGGGGGCTTCATCGGCCGCCGACGGCGACTTCACGTTCGGCTTTTTCTCGAACGGCGCCCTGTCGATCGCGAAAGGTGCGAAAGAGATCAAGCTCGGCCGCGATGAGGCAACCCGGCTGATTGCGTTCCTCGACGCGATCAACATCGACCAGATTTCCGCCAGCGCGTAAGCGCCTGGGACTCCCGAGCTCCCTCACCTTTCCAGATCCGTCATGGCTAAACAGTCTGCCGCGGGCCGCATTATCGCGATCCCGCTGAACCAGCTTCGCATCTCGCAGCGCAACGCGCGCCCGAACGATGCCTCCGACATCACCGAACTCGCCGCACTGCTGCGATCGCAGGGCCAGCTGCAGAACATGGTCGTGCATGCCGACGGCGATGGATACGCCGTTGCCGACGGCGGCCGCCGCCTGCGTGCGTTCGCGCTGCTCGAGCAGCAGGGCCACGTGAAGCCCGATCACCCAGTCTGGTGTCTGGTGATCGACGGCGACGCGCGGGCGTTGAGCGCCAGCGTCGCAGCGAACTCCGGACGCGCCGCGATGCATCCGGCCGACGAGTTCGACGCCTTCAAGGCGCTCGTCGACGAGGGTACGCCGGTCGAGGACGTCGCGGCCCAGTTCGGCGTGACGCCGCTCGTCGTGCGGCGCCGGTTGCTGCTCGCGAAGGTATCGCCGAAGCTGGTCGCGCTCTACCGCAGCGGCGAAATGAACCTCGAACAGCTGCAGGCCTTCACGCTCACGGATGACCACAAGCTGCAGGAGAAGGTGTGGAACGGTGCGCAGTCTTACCAGCGACTAGCGCACCACCTTCGCACGGCGCTGACGAAAGGCGCAAAGCACACCGGTAGCGACCGCGCCGCGCGCTTCGTCGGACTGGACGCATACGAGGCCGCCGGCGGCGCCGTCGTGCGCGATCTGTTCGGCGCAGCCGACAGCGGCTACATCGCGGACAGTGCGCTGATGGAGCGCCTCGCCGGCGAGAAGCTCGAAGCGATCGCGCAGCAGCTGCGCGACGAGGGCTGGTCGTTCGTGAAGGTCGTACCGGAAATCGGCTGGCACGTGACCAACCCGTACAGCCGCAGCAAGCCGGCTCGGCGTGAACTCACGGATGCGGAGCAGGATGAGATCGGGGAGCTTGAGGGAGGCTGTAGTCGCCTGCAGGCACTCCTGGACGCCGACGAAGACGACGAACTGACGGACGGCGAGGTCGGCCAGATCGAGTATGAGCTCGAGCGGACTCAGGCGCGCATCGCCGAGATCCGCGCTGGCGTCGAGACGTGGAGCGAGCGCCAAAAGAAAAAGGCCGGTGCGCTCGTCGGCATCGGGCAGAACGGCGCGCTGGAGATCCACCGCGGCATGATCCCGCCAGTGGATCCCAAGGTCCAGAAAGCGAAGGAAAAGGAGAAGGTGCGCGCGGCCGCCGTCGAGCGCGACGAGCCGGAGCCGGCCGGCTTCAGCGAGGCGCTCATGCGCAAGCTGACGGCGAACCGCACCCTCGCGCTCGCCGCTCATCTGCTCGACTGCCCGCGCGTCGCGCTCGATCTGCTATGCACTCAGCTCGCGATCCAGACGTTCTATCACGGCGGTTATTACGGCGCGGCGGGCGTGCACGTCCAGCTGCACGATCAGCAAGGCCAGCTCCGGAACGCCGGCGGCACGCCGATCGAAAACAGCAAGGCGTGGCTGGCGATCGAAACGGCGCGCGCCGAGCTGCAGGCGCGGCTCCCCGAAAATCCCGGCGAACTGTTCGGCTGGCTCAGTGAACAGTCGTTGCCGGAGGTCGTCGACATCCTCTGCTTCTGCACCGCGACGTCACTCAATGCGATCGTCGGCAGCGAATCCGCGCCGCGCCCGCTCGCGCACGTCGAGAACGCGATTGGCCTCGATATCTCCGACTGGTGGCAGCCGGCGCGCGAGACGTTCCTCGACCAGGTGCCGAAGGCGATTGTCGTCGCAGCGCTGCAGGAAGCCGGCGCGAGCGATGCCGTGCTGAAGGCGGTCGGCACCGCGAAGAAGTCGGAGGCTGCCGAGCTGGCCGAGCGCGAGCTGCGCGACTCGGGCTGGCTCCCGGCACCGCTGCGCGGGCCGCACTACGCGATGAACACCGCGGCGCGCGCGAAGCCGCCAGCAAAACCGGCGCCGGCGCAAAAGCCGCGGCGCGCACCCAAAGCTCCGGCCGCCAGCAAATCCCAGCCCACGAAGCCTGCCCTCGATCTGGCAGAAGCGTGGCCTTTCCCGATCACCGGTCGCCCGTAGCGGCCGCGTGCTGTGGCGCGGTGAGGCTACCGCGTTACGGCGTGTGTTTGGCCGGCGCCAGTACGGGCCGGTCCTTTTTCGGAGATCAGTATGAGCACGATCGATGCGGTGTACATCTGCCCGACCTGCGATGAGGTTCATTACTGCCTCGAGGACGCGGTGTCATGCGAGGCGATGCACGGCTGCGTCGAGGACGCCCCCCTGGAATTCGCGCGCTGCCCTGTGTGCAAGGAGGCTCGATTCGACCATGAGAGTGCCGTCGAGTGCTGCCTCTGGCGATCGATGCCCTTCGCTGATCGCCTCACCCTTCTCGATCACGTTCGCTTCGGTCGACTCGACGCCGCGCACGCGATGCTCGCGCGCCACTGAGCGCCCCACTCACGAGATTTGATCCACAATGACCAAGACATACGGCGGCTACACGGCCGCAGAACTGCGCGAGATGCTTGCCGGGAACGGCTACGGACTTGACGCGCTCACCCAGGACGACGGAACGTGCGGCGCAGTTATCGGCGACCTGCTCGAGGAAGTCGATGCCCTGCGCGAGGCCGCGAAAGGAGCCGCGGTAATCGCCAACACGGCTGGCGCAGAAATCCGCAATCTGAGATCGGCTCTCTCCGCTTCCGCAGAGGCGACCCCGGCCACCGCGTGGATGACCGAGGACGGCGAGCGCGTCATCACGGATGCGACGAAACGCACCATGCCGCGCGCCGTGCGGGAACCGTACACAGTTGCGCTCGGGCGTCTCGCCGCCGCTCCGCAGGCACCAGTAGCGCAAAGTGAAGCGATGCCGGAAGCATGGCATGCGGCACGAAATGCATGGATGAAAGCAACGCGACATGGAACGCAGAAAGGTGCAGATTTTGCAGCCATTACAGCCATGCGTAGCGTGCTAGCCGCCCCCAACCAGCAGCCGGCCCGCGCATCCGAGGCGGGAGAGGCGGTGGCGTGGCAACCGATCGAGACGGCACCCAAGACCGGCCGCACCGTTTTGCTCGGTTATCCGAACGCATTAGGCAACTGGCGGACGACGCGCGGGAAATGGATGTCCGAAGAATACATCGCAGAGTATTGGGAGGAGCCAGACGACGTTGAGCCAGGCTGGTTTGAAACGTCAGTGGAAGCTGATGACGTTCCGAATTGCTGGCGAATTGAGCCGACGCACTGGATGCCGTTGCCTCCTGCACCAGACGCCGCCCCCGCGCAGCAGGCGGTAGCGCTGACGGACGATGCGCGTCGTTCGGTATTCACCTATCAACATCAGCCTGAGAACGTGGGCGCATGGCGTATGGGCGAAGCGTGCCGCAAGGCGGCAGATGCGCCGGCCGGAGACTACATTGACCGCGGCCTAGTGTTGCTAAGGGAGTTGCAAGTCAAAGGCTACGGTATTGTAGCTATCGACGCCGTCCTGCAATCCCATTCCGAAGGGGAGGCGTGATGAGCCAATACGCGAAGCTGGACGAACTGATCCTTGCGACCGTGAAGAGCGGGCCATGGAATTTCACCGAACTCCACCAGTCGGGCGTGCTGCGGGCTGAGCGCGTCCGACTCGAATATGACACCGGCCGGGATGGGGTTAGGATTCTCGCCGGCCGACTCCAGGCATTACGGCGCGCTGGCAAGATTCGATATACCGGCGGCAAGGCCGGTCAGGGATGGGATCTCGTCAAAGGAGACCAGCAATGAAGCTGACCGACGAACTACGCGAAGCGATTGCCTTGGCGCTTGACGCGTGCGAAGACGGAGACGGCACGGCTACTCGCGCAATCCTGCGCACGTTGCTCGCCGATCCCGTCGCCGACGCTGCGGTAGCGCCGATGCCTACCGATGAACAGCGCGACGCGATCGAATGCGGGATGCTCAGGATACCCACCGTCGCAGTAGATGCGGCAGCGCAGCGCCTTGAAACGACGAGCGAGCACATCGCGCGCGATATGCAGGAAGGTAGATTCCCGGAACGGTCGGAGCCTCAGATGGTGCCGGCGCAGCCCGACCAATTTGCGCAGTCCCGCAATATGGTTCCGCAGCCCGACGAGCGCGCGGCCTTCGAGCAGTTGAATGGGGAATGGCAGTCGATGACGCCGTTCGGCGTGTTCTGCGCTGGCTGGCAAGCCCGCGCCACCGCACCGCAAGCCGGTGCGACGCCGCGGCAGACCGAATCTCAACAGAAAGCCGAAAGCTTCCCGGCGCTGATCGAGGCCAGCGAGGCAGCTTGGCGTGCGGCGGCGCAGTCAGACAGCCGCGTCAACGCCATCATGGAGCAAGCGCAGGTCTTTGCGTCGGCATGGTCCCTCGTCGGCGGACGATTCGATTTTGGCAACGGACTGGAAACGGCCGAGCAGGAGCGAGCCGCGTGGCGCGCCATGCTCGCCGCGAGCATCGGAGTGCGCGATGCAGATTGATCTCTTCGCCGAAATCGATCCGCCGGCGGCCGCCAGCGACACGCAGTCCGCCAGCGAGCGCCTGCGCGCTGCGATCGCCGCGCAGCCCGAGGTCCTTCGACCGAGTGACGCGGCACCCGGGCCGCGGCCCGAGACGCAGTCAGATCTCGACGCCTGGACGCGTCGCACGCAGCGCATCTACCTGCTCTATCTCGTCGGCGCGATCCAGCGCCTGACCTATCGCGAGTCGAGCATCGCGAACGTGCGATACGTGCTGCTGAAGCTCAACGGGCTCGGGGGTGAATGGTGACGACTTCCCCGCTCATTTCGTCGCAGCGCTTCCTCGACCCGTCCAAGGTCGCCGATAAGGCCGCGAGCTTCCGCGTGTTCATCGTGCGCGTGGCCGAACTGGAGCTGCGCGGCCGCCGGTACCGCGTGCTCGTCGACGGGCACCACAACCTTGCCGCCGCGCGCGCCGCCGGCGTCGAGCCGGAATGGCGCGGGCCGCCAGCGAAGTGGCTGCGCATCCAGCGATCGACGCTGCCCGCCGACTTCGAGCGCTTCCTGATCAATAACCTGACCGATTCGGACTGGTATTTCGTCGACACCGGCGAAGTCGTCGCCGAGCTACTCTCCCCGCAACCCTGAGATTCCGAGCATGACCGCACAGCTGATTCCCGTGCGCACGTGGGCCGAAACTGTCTTCGGCGACCACAGGCCCCACCCGAACACACTTCTCAACTGGATCAAGAACGGCCGGATCCTGCCCATTCCGGTGAAGGTCGGCCACCAGTACTTCTGCTCGCCCGCCGCGCGCTACGTCGATCCGCGGGCCGAGCGCCTGCAGAGGATGATCGATGGCCGCTAGGCCCCGGCGCGCGAAGCGTCGTAATTGGCCCGTCAATCTGTACCAGAATGGCGCCGGCTATTACTGGTACAAGCATCCGGAGACGGGAAAGTCGTTCGGCCTCGGCCGCGACTTCCTGGAAGCCGCGCAGCAGGTTCGCACGGCCAACGCCGAGATCGAGCGCCGCAAGGGCGCCGTCGACCTGCTGTCACGGATCAACCGTGGATCCGTGACCGTTACCAGCTGGGTCGATACCTTCGAAGAAGAGTACAAAAAGGATCCGGCCCGGAAACCGAACACCATCAAAACCGTCGGCTACCAGCTCAACGCTATCCGGTCGGCGCCGTTCGCGAGGCGGCTTCTGTCCGATGTCACCGCCAACGATATCTCGATGTGGCTCGACGACATGGCCACGAGGCATCCGACGATGGCAGCGCTCGTGCGAGCCCGTACGCTGGCCATATTCAAGGCGGCCGAGGCGAAGGGGCATATCGAGCTGGGAAAGAATCCGGCCGCGCCGACGAGCAAGCCGAAAGTCGTCGTCGCACGTGCCCGGCTGTCGCTAGACAACTTCCAGAAGATCCTCGAGCAGGTCCGGGCAGCCGACGGTATGCGCTGGATGGAGAATGCGATGCTGCTCGCGCTGGTGAGCGGCCAGCGCCGCGAGGATCTTGTGCAGATGCGCTTCGCCCAGGTGCATGACGGCTACCTTTGGGTGCAGCAGGGAAAGGGGCGCAGCGGGCACGAGACGAAGCTGATGATCCCGACGAACGTCCTCCTGCCTCCGATCGGCCTGACGCTCGACGACGTGATCAAGCAGTGTCGCGACCCGATCGTCTCCAAGCACGTGATCCACCATACGCGGCACATCGCCAGCTCGAAGCCCGGCGACCCGCTCACGAGCCAGTCCCTTACGGTGGTGTTCAAGCAATACCGCGAACTCGCCGAGATCGGAACGCCCGACGAAAAGACGCCAGTGACGTTCCACGAGATCCGGTCGCTGTCTGCGCGCCTCTACGCGGAAACGTACGGCAAGGAATTCGCCCAGGCGCTGCTCGGCCACAAATCAGGCCGGATGACGGCGCTGTATCGCGACAGCCGTGGTCAGGAATGGACAGAAGTGAAGCTCAGGGCCGGCTGA